CGCGGTTTCGCTACCTATCGCGCCGCTTGCACCGAAAATGACAACGGTTTTGGTTTTCATCAGCATCTCCTTTTCTCAATTAAAGAGGCAGAGGGAGTTCAAAGTATGGGTGCAAATGGAGTAGGGGCAAGCGGAGGAAACAGGAACCTGGTACTGCTTATATTATCGGGTAATGGTGCTAGTGCGACGGTGTTATTTGCGGAGCATGAAAGGAGGGTGACGCAGCGGGTTCGACATGGCTGTGAATTTCAGGCAACAAAAAACCCATTTATGTAAACGGGTTAGTGAAAACAAAAACTTACAAATTAATCAATAAGTTAGGTTAGTGGTAAAGAGTGGCGATTACGGGGCAATGCCAACCGCTGCCGCCATTTTGTCGCCACTTGGCATTGTAGCTATCGGGTTAAAGCGCAGAGCCGTTTCAAGGTGGTCAGGGGCCAGGTGAGCATAGCGCATGGTCATTTTGATGTCGTGATGGCCGAGGATTTTTTGCAAGGCAAGAATGTTTCCGCCCGACATCATAAAGTGAGCTGCAAACGTGTGACGCAGAACGTGAGTTAGCTGCCCGCGAGGGAGCACAATCGAGGTTTTGTCCATCACTGACAAGAACTGGAAGTAGCAATCTGTAAAAAACTTGAAGCCGTCCAAAGCAATGATTTCCTCGTACAGCTCTTTGCTGATCGGAATGCTGCGGTTCTTTTTGCCTTTGGTTCTTACAAATGTGATTCGGTACTTAGTGACCTGGGAGCGAGTGAGATTCACAGCTTCGCGCCAGCGTGCTCCGGTACTCAGGCAGATTTTAACGACCAGTGCGAGGAGGGCGCTTTGGCGTTGGCAGTCGTACAGAAGCTCGGTGATTTGTTCATGCGTCAGCCAGGCCATTTCCTTTTCGGCAATAGTGAACTTGCGCATGCTTTCCAGCGGGTTTGGTGCTGTCCATTCTCCAAGGCGGGTCAGCTCGCTAAACACGCTACTCAGATAGCTTTGCTCCAGATTGATAGTTACCGGGCTGGCACCTTTCTTCCACTTCTCGCTAAAGTAGATTTCACCGGTCAGGCGCTTGTCACGGTAATGCGCGAATAATTTCGAGCTGAGATCAGTCGCGAGAGGGTTTCCGAGCGCATCGACCATCAGGACCAGCTTGTCGTAAACATGCTCGCCAGCGGTGAGGGACTTGCCGTGCAGCTTGAACCAGAGTTCGACGACGTCTTTCAGAGTTCGGCGATCTACCGATTCTCCCAGCCAGGGCTTAGCCTCTGTCTCATCCATCGTGTGACGTTCAAAAGCCAGTGCTTCGCCTTTGGTGGCGAACTGCTTGCGTACACGACGCCCACTGCGTCCGGCGGGGTAGCATTCGCAAATCCATTTTCCTGTATCGAGTTTTCGTACTGCCATAAAAAGCCCTCATATCTGAGGGCTTAATTTAACTGTGTATTTGAACAGTAATCAATGTTTTCTCAGGTATAAATCATACAACTGGTGTTATCCACGCCACCAAGTCCTCAACACTATCATAATCAGTGCAGATGTCTGACAGAGGTTGTGCCTCAGCGTTAGATTTGAATTCGGCCCAAGCCGATTCACTTTTTTCTGTCAGGCCCAGATGATTTTCAATTGCTCCTTTTTGCCAAATCCATATATTTGATTCTAGTAATTTATTAGCCAAAGATAATATTAGTGGTGCCGCATTAGCTTTTTGTGACATAAGTTCATATGCTTGCGCTGCAGTAACTACACCATTCTTTGTTGGTAATCCAGAAGCATCTAATGCACATTGCCCATCATTCTGCATATCAACTAAAATAGCCTTAAGCCCGATAATATCGGGGTCGTTACTTTGTAGGAAATTATTTCTTATTGCACCCCTGAGTGCAAAATCAAGATCAACGATTGCCTTTGTCGGTATGTCCATACTGGCAAGTATTTGCATGGTTTTTGAAATGCTATCAACTGAACCAGTTTCTATTAGAGCCACTTGCATTTGACCTGTTGTTTTATTATTTATTTTTTTGAATATAAATGGCAATAGGGTTGTTTCAGTTTTCCCTTCTGTTAGAACAACGTTATTAGCAAATAATATTTTTGAAGATTGAGTTAGTGAAAATAAATGTGTGGCTTGCGCAGGACGTTGTACTATTACTTGATTTACTGCTTCAGATATTGTCAACCTACAATGTGTTCCTTGTTGGTTGTTTTTTCGTATTAAAATAGTATCCTTAGCCAAATCTGAAGTAATCATTTGTGAGGAGTGAGTTGAAAAAATGATTTGATAGCCATGTTGGGATAAGGTATTTAATGATTCTCTTATTTGTTCTATTGCAAAAGGATGGAGATATAATTCTGGCTCATCAATTAATAGTAAGGTTGTTGTTCCGATGTTCTCATTTGTAGTAATGTCAGCTAAATGGCGAATAAGCGCCATCTGGATAGAGCGCTGAGTTCCATGACCGTAACATGAGCAGTCTCTTGCTATATCTGGCAGAGAGTCTTCGTAAACTTTTACTGTTCCAGCTTTAAAAATATCTTCAAAATTCGGAAGTTCAAAATGTAGTTTAAGATTGATGCCAGGAAAAAAATCTGCAACTTTATCACTAATTGAGTTATCGATATCAACAAGGTCTGATAGTCTTTTATTTCCTGAGGCCGTCATTCTCCTGTTTACTGCTTCTATGTGCTTCAATATTCTATTTGAGTGTTGCTCCTGAATTTTAGCGCTCAACTCTGATAATAATTTACCTATTGTTGATCCTGCTTTTGATTTAGACGAATCCTCTGCTGCGTTTTCCATCGCTCCGATGCGTATAGGATCTGGAAATAAGGCCTTTATCGCATTATCGATCCCTGATGGCGATGGTCGGAATAGGCCACTATCTGGATTTTTTATTAGTAGCTTCACATCTTTTGCTGCTAATGCACCAACAGACTGGGTACGTTTGAATGTTAATGTGCCTGCTGTAATAAATGGATTAATACGATTTCTGTTTTCTTCTGTTAAAGCTGACAGTATCTCGTCGGTAATACCTTCAACTTTACCCTCAACTTCTATCTCGTTATCATTATTAAAGTAATCGCTTGGTGATAATACCTTTTTCTTAAATAACCACTCAATAGCGTTCAGAACAGTGGATTTTCCCGCATTATTGTATCCAATTAAAGGTGTGAACAAGGAAAAATTTAAATTAATTTCTTTACAAGATCTAAAGTTTTTAATTGATATATTTGAAAGTCTATGGCTCATTACTATGTCCCTTATAAGTAATCATTTTATTTTCAAAACAACACTTGCCGTTACTTCTATATCGTCCAGCATACAGTCAAATTCTTTGCTGCCCCCAGAAACGAGAATTTTATTTTTAGGCAGGCGTGTTATTTCTCGAATGGAGACTTCATTGTCAATGTTAACTAGCCATATACCATCACGAACGTTAGTAAAATCCTTACTGCAAACGTAATTATCTTGCCCGTGACGAACAAAAAACAACCGACTAACTTTTGTAGGCAAAAGAGAGTTATCGAATGTTACAGCACCGTTTTCAGATAGCACTCCCTCTACTAGGTCAAATCTAGGTAGACTAGTTGTGTTCTCTTTTTGTGAACTTGTCGGCCTGCCAGTTCCAGTAACAAGCCACGCTAAGTCAGATTCAGTTTCTAATGCACATTGAATTACCCACTCTGCAGGAAAAGAGTCACGCATGTATCTAGTTGCTAAAGTGCTTTTTGATATACCTAAATGATCACATAAAGCCTGTCTTGTCTTGAAACCATAGGCTTCAACCATGCGCTCTATAGCCCCACGACCGCCTTTTTCCAAATTCATGGTAACTCCAAGTGAACTTTTACCTTGACGATTTCATGATGTGATCGTATGTTTATCGTGTTCACAAAATACAAACGATCAGTATTCATCCTGATTAATCATTGCTAAACGAGGAATGTTGCATCATGAGACCTAACATTTCAATCACTCTCATCACCCCCCACGTCACTATCGAAAGATATAGTGAACTCACTGGGTTATCTATCGACACCATCAACGACATGCTTGCAGATGGTCGATTGCTTCGTCATCGCCTACGCAAGGACAAAAAGCGTGAAAAAGTGATGATTAACATCGCTGCGATGACGGTCGATGCCCTGTCTGATTGCAACGTGACTATCAACTAGTTCCATTTTGAGACTTCACGGAGCAACTGACTATGTTTGACTATCGCATATCAAAACATCCTTATTTCAATGAAGCTTGCCGGGCTTTCGCTATACGCCACAACATGGCGAAGTTGGCAGAGCGAGCAGGTATGAACGTTCAAACCCTGCGTAATAAGCTTAACCCTGAGCAACCACATCAGCTCACAGCACCTGATATTTGGCTGCTGACCGATCTCACCGAAGACTCAACGCTGGTTGACGGGTTCCTGGCTCAGATTCACTGCCTGCCATGCGTACCAACCAATGAAGTTGCACGGGAGAAAATGCCTCAGTACGTTCTGAAAGCTACCGCTGAGATCGGCCGTGTCGCTGCAAGTGCGGTTTCTGGTGCTCAGCTAAATGCAACCACCCGTCGCCAGGTTGTTGAAAGCGTCAACGCTGTTACCCGTCTAATGGCACTTACAGCTATTTCACTGCAGGCGCGTTTGCAGGCCAATCCGGCAATGGCCAGTGTCGTCGATACCGTAACGGGCCTTGGCTCCTCGTTTGGGCTGAACTGAGGTGTTTATGCTGAACAATGAACCCTCATTTGCGTCTCTTCTCGTTAAGCAAAGCCCGGCAATGCACTGCGGCCACGGCTGGATCATGGGGAAGGATGGTAAGCGCTGGCATCCGTGTCATTCGCAGGATGCACTTCTGGCCGACCTGTCCACTATCCAACAGGGGAAACCATGGCTATTGAAGGTCCTGCTGCGACTGTTCCACTGAGTACCGGTCAGCGGCTGAATGGGCTGAACCATATAGCGGAGCTAAGAGCGAAAGTGTTTGGCCTGAATATTGAGCACGAGCTGGAACGGTTTATTAATGAGATGCGCGATCCACACGACATTAACCACAAACAGAATGAGAGGGCACTGGCCGCCATATTCTTCATGGCAAAAATTCCGGCAGAACGTCACAGCGTCAATATTAATGAGCTGACCACTGACGAAACGCGGGAGCTGATTAAAGCAATGAATCATTTTCGTGCAGTGGTGAGCTTATTTCCTAAACGGCTAACCATGCCGAATTAACCCAAAACAGAAATTAATGGCGTAAACCCGCCGGGCATTCTTTTGCCCAAATTCAGGAGAATTGATGATGCGAAATAGTGAAACCCGTACCACTAAAACCGGTCCAGATGATGCCGGTTTATTCCAGCTGTTTAACGAGACTCGTCTGGATGAGCGTAAAAGCTGTGCCTTTGCCGTTTCCATCCGTATAGAGGCACTGGCGATCCACATCCTGAAAGAGGGGATGAACGGAGTGGAGGCGGCAGAACTGCTGCGTAGTGAAGTTGCCCGTTATGAAGCTGAATCACGCGGAGACTGGCACTGATGGCTGATTCCATGGATCTCGTACAGCAGCGCGTCGAAGAAAACCTGCAGCGCCATATCCAGAACGCCCGCGCCAGAAAGCCTGGTACAGCTCGTGTTCTTTGCATCGACTGCGACGCGCCAATCCCAACGGCTCGCAGAGAAGCCATTCCGGGCGTGCAGTGTTGCGTGACTTGTCAGGAAATTGCTGAGCTGAAAGGGAAGCACTACACCCGAGGCGCGCTGTGACCTTCGGAGCCTGTCAGTGATGCCTGAATTAACAAAAGATAAAGGCGGCCCGACTGAGGCCGCCGGGGTTTTCCCATGGAATGCTCCAAAAAAAGCAGTAAACCCCTATCTGGACCCGGCGGAAGTTGCGCCGGTGTCTGCGCTTTCAAACCTGATCACTCTCTACGCTGCGGATAACGAGCAGGAGCAGCTGCGCCGTGAGGCGCTGAGTGATGAGGTCTGGGAACGCTATTTCTTCAATGACGCCCGTGACCCTGTCCAGCGCGAACTGGATCAGGACCGGCTCATCAGCCGCGCCAAAATGGCCCGTGAGCAGCAGCGCTTTAATCCCGATCTGGTCATTCTTGCAAACGTCAGCGCCGAACCCGTGCACGTCAGCAAACCACTTCTCGAAAGAATTAAATTCTTCCAGGGTCTGGGAAGGCCAAAGGCTTATTCCCGCTATCTGCGTGAGACCATCAGGCCATGTCTTGAGCGGCTGGATCGTGTGCGTGAAAGTCAGGTGTCTTCCTCTTTTCGGTTTATGGCGAGCCATGAAGGGCTGGAGGGGCTGCTTGTACTGCCTGAAATGAATCAGGAACAGGTCAAGCGTCTGTCCACCCTGGTTGCGGCATATATGAGCATGTGTCTCGATGCCGCCTGCAGCGATCTGTTTGTGACGGATGACGTGAAGCCTGAACAAATTCGCCAGTCATGGGAAAAAGTAGCGGCAGAGGCTATGCGTCTTGATGTCATTCCGCCTGCCTTTGAACAGCTGCGCCGCAAGAAACGCCGTCTTAAGCCCGTGCCCTATGACCTTATTCCGGGTTCGCTGGCACGTATGCTGTGTGCAGACTGGTGGTATCGCAAGCTGTGGCAGATGCGCTGCGAGTGGCGGGAGGGACAGCTG